GATCATAGTTAGGATAACCTTCAACTGTCTTCATACGAAGCTTGAAGTTAGCACCTTCCCAATAATCAAAGACGTTTACGGGTTCTTCATCTTCAAAAGTTGGACGAGCCTTGTCCATGATCTTGTCAAAGATCTTCTTACCATACTTAAACAAGAATACTTGACCTTCATTCTCAGGATGCTTAGGATCAGATACAACTAGGATATTTGAGATATAATGAAGGCGACGCTTTTGCTTACGTGCAAGATCCTTATTTGCTTCAGAACCTGAGTTCCAAAGCTTGGAATTTAGTTCACCTCGTTTATGTTCAAGATAGTTCGTCATTCTATCTCCTGCTTACGCAGCTTCAGCTTTCACTGAAGACCAGACTATATCACATTCTCTTAATGTTCTAAGAGAACCCCGGCATTTCGAGTCACTTGACTCTACTCCTATAAGGATAGTCGTTGAACCTTCATCATAGATTGCAACAAATGGTTGTTGCATATCCTTAGATGCTTGGCTGCTGATTGCCCAATCTAATAACTTTTTAGATCCTTCAAGTTTGTTCTTTCGAACTTCTGCAATTGTTGGAATTACTAAAATGATGTTTTTATTAAGATCAAATGTTCCGCCAACTTTAGCATAAACATCTGCCTTATTATTTTCATATGTAAAAGCACTTTTTACTTCTACAATTGTATCAAACATTTTTGCATCAGGAAAATACATTTTTTGTTTACCGTTTAACATATATCTAATACACTCAATATTCTTTCCGCCGGCTTGAAGTTCATTTGGACTCAGTATACTTGATAAGTAATCTAAAATAAAAGGTTCATAGCCTTGTACTTTAATTGTATTACCAAATAATACATATTCTTTATAACATGATCTACTGCCAAAATTATTATTTTTGGCTTTTGTATGCATTGCTTTTTCAGTAGCTAACGCCTTTGCTTCTAATGTTACAGAAGCTGCTCCTTTCTTTGCATGCAAACTATAATATTCATGTAAAGTTAATCCCAATGATTCAGCCTTTTTACGTAAAGTTTCATTGCGCTTATTTAAATTATTGTCAACAATACCTCTTTTAGATACAAATTTTTTGATTTTCTCTTCTCTATCAAGACCAATATATCTTAATCTAACTGCATTTAATCTATTTTCAATATTAATTGGACATTTTTGACCACAATATTTACTATATTGCCAGTTATCATATTTTCTAAGGCCGCCACATTTGCAAATTTCTTCACCTTCTTTTTTCACAAATTTGTCGTAATAATCCTTAGAAGACATTTTAAGAGTTCTTAAATGATTAAGAAAACCACGTAATGTTTTAAATTCTTTTCCTGTTATAGCACATTTTATTTCCATGGCATCCTCCAAATTTATAATAATTATTTATAAAATAGGAGAATTCAATGCAACTTTGTGGAATATTAGCTTAAGGGTTTTCCAGCAATTAACCGGGTTTTCATAATTGGTCGCCCAATTATGCCGCTAGTAAATTAACGGGATCATTTTGACCAAGGGTAGTAAGTGAGTTTTCAATATACCACTTTCCACTTGGCCCTTGAAAGCCATGCGAAAAGATCTTTACCCATGGAAGCTCATCGCCTTCAGTTCGAGGGAGGAATCGGATTGTGGCTTGGGCATTACCAGCCTTATCACGTTCTGGCTTCCAGAAGCGGGTATCTTCGTATGATTGTGTTTGTTGTGGATTTGCAGTCTTTTCAAATTCTTGAGCGATCTTTGAAAAGTCAGAATTGCGCATCTTGCGTAGTGAATTGATATCCATATTAGTTCCTTGTATAAGCGTAGTATTAACGTAGTATTGCGATGTATAAGAGGTTTCCCTCAACTTTATTTATCATCTTCATGAAGAAATATATCATTAGCTAGTTCATCAAAATCATCTTCAGTCCAATCGTCATAAACATTAATGATAGGAATACCATTACTTCGACGATTATTGGAATGTTGAGAGTGTTTACCACCTCGACTTGACTGAACTTCATCATCAAACTTACGACTTTGTTTACGATATGTATTACCCATTTTGATTCAGTACTAACTCCTGCTGTAAATTGTTAATAATGCCTGCAGTTTTTGATACATCATATTTAATGAAGCCTTTAGATTTTTGGATCCGTCGTACTTCATCCCCAAGTAGAAGCATCACTGCAGTAGAACTATTCCATTCTTGGGTAAAATGCAATGCTTCATCTAAAATACAGACTGATTCAATGCAAATTTGTTTAGCCGCATATAGATATATTATATATGGAGCTACATTTTTTGTACAATAAAAGATATCATAAGCAGAATAATTTTGTTTTTCTGCTTCAGTTAGTATCTTTTGACAATCATCAGAAAGAATCTTAGTAATTGATTGCTTTCGTCTTTGCCATTCTATATAATTATCATCTGATTCAGGACCAGAATATACAAAATTCTGATTACCATAAATAAAATTACTAGCCATAAATTGAATTAGTTCTTTTTCAGAACTAAACTTTTTGGCAATTTTATCAAAAATAAATCGGTCATTTCGCAATTCAAATTTGCTTTTATTAGTCTTCACTGCACCCTTTGATTCAAATACATTATACTTTTCAGTGGTGAAGTGAAGCTTAAGTGCAAGATAAAACCGATAAGCCCTAAATCCATCCATATTATAGTTCGATTGATGATTTCTTTGGTAAGAAATTCAACTCACGCATATTATTTGCAATCTTTTCTTTAAGTGATTTATTTATCATCTTAGAGACTTCATCTGGTTCAAGCAAATTGTCTTCACAATACTTAAGTACTGCATCCATATGTGTCATATTAGTTGCTAATACTAGCTTTTCAATATGAAGTGAAAATTCATTTGAATTCTTAAATAGTTTATTATTGTCAATCATCGTGTATTCTTTATCTTGTATTCAATTGCTTTAATTTGATAAGCAATATCATTATATTCTTTAAGCTTATTTTTGTACATCTTCCATTGATACGTATCAGTATCATCGTCATCTAGATCATTGTATGTAAGAAAATCAGAAAAAAATCGATCTAGATGCATGCGCTTAATTACTAATTCTTGGTGCAGCTTGATTAATTGGTTCTTATTCATGTCAAATTTCTTTAAATGACCATGATGCGTCATGAATAATTTCTGCCCACTTCTTATGATAGAATGAAAGTTCGGCATTAGGATCTTCAGCTTTTGCTTGATGTTGCAATTCTGCAAAATGCTTAATTGCAATCCATGCAGAATCTTCTACTCCACCTTCAAGGTAATCAAAATCTTCTGGAATATCGATTACCATTTTAATTTCGGCTTTCATATGTCACCAAGTAATATTAAGTTAGTTCTTCAGTTCCAGTGGCAACCCACATACGGCAATAAAAACTATCATTTAGCTTATCAATTTCAGATTGAGGATAACCATTATCAACAAGCCATTGAGTACAACAACCCTCTTGATTCCATAGCTTAGGAAACCCATATGCCCAACCACCCGGAGGATCAACCCAAATCATTTCTTTACTCATCATTTATCCTTATTTAAGTCTGCCAATAAAAATACCAATTACAATACACAAAACAATCAATCCAATAAGACTCATATAATTAACCTAAAATTACATTGAATGTTAAAATGCCAAGATTTACAATAACAACAATACTAACAACTGTTAACATGAGCACAAAAAGCCCAGCAACAATATACTTAGCTATTTCATCCTTCATGATAGTTTCTCATGAAGACCAAAACTAATTCCAGTAATACAAATTACAAAAAACAATACAAGAAAAACAAGAATTAGTTTTCCAAAACCATCGATTTTATCTTTCATTTGCTTTTCCTTGGTTAGTTAATTGTAATTATCACAATCAGTTAAAACAAATGACAAGCGCATATATGGTCTTTCTTCACTACGATATACTGTAGTTTCATAAACATAACCACCGGTAGTCATTCGGGCTGTTGTTTTTTTCTTATTTAGTTTCTTATTAAGTTTATCTAATGCTGTATTATAAGTTTCAAGAAGATATTTACGATTTGTTTCCTTCATCTCTTGAATTG